CCATGTCTATCCCGCAGTCGTCGCAAAACCACGCGAACTGCTTGACGCTCCCGACAGCGAGGCCGCAGGCTCTGCGCGAGCAAACAAAACAAGATTGAGGGTTATTGATACGGTATCTCATGCGGTAATCATCTCACGCGGTAATCTTCCCGAATTTACGATCTAAAATTTTGAAAAATCGTCCGTCCGGCCGCACCAGAATATGAGATGGCTTGATGAGAAAACCCTCGTTCGCAAGGAGAACGAGATCATCGACCCTGGTCGCGGAGGTCGCCGCGCCGACCTTCATGTTTTGCCCAATCCAGGAAAGTGCCTTGCGGTACGGATAGCTGCCGGGCGGGTGTTCGGGACAGATCCATTCGGAGTAGATGTTGAACCTCCCGGACATGTAATCGACACGCATCGTCGGCGTGGCGTCGGGGTTGCCGTTTTTGTAATGCACGCGAGCGTGAACGCTATCCACCGGCACCCACTGCGGAAGATTTGCGCTTCTTGCATCGGAAATAATAACCGCGTCCTCGTCGGCCTTGGCGTCGTGCATGGTCATGGGACCGGAATCTTCGCCGATCGTTATTGGCGGCTCGACTTCAATCGGGAAAAGATGCCCACAGTCAGGACACGCCACCGAGTCGGCCGGCACGATGGAATGACAAGACGGACACTCGACGACATCGACGTGATTAATCAGATCACTCTTGATTGTATCGATGGGTCCATGCCGTCGCGTGTTGCCGGAAAAATCCATCACCAGGCAATCCACCTTGCCGGGCGCATTGCGAAGACCTCTTCCCACTTGCTGCAGCCAGAGCCCCGCGGATTGCGTCGGGCGCAAGCCGGCAATCAGATCAACCTCGCAAACATTAAAGCCGGTCCCCAACACATTCACGCTGACCAGCGCCTGTATTTCTCCGCGCCTGAACTCCTCGATGATCAGATCCCGCTCGCCTTTTGGCGTGGTGCCAAAGACACTTTTCGCATTCACGCCGATCTGCTGGAGCTCTTCACACACATGCACGCCGTGGCTGACGGTTATACAAAACACCAACCAGGATCTCCGGCCGAAGCCGGCGCCGGCGATTTCCAGGCACGCGGCCCGCGTGATGTCCGCCTTGTCGATCGCCTCTTCCAGTTCGGAGGTGATATATTCGCCGGCACGGGTGTGGACGTTCGAAACGTCCAGCTTTTGCTGCGTGGCTTTCGTGACCAATTTGCAGAGGTAACCCTCCTCAATGAGATCGCGCACGTTGGCTTCGAAAACAACATCATCGAAGATTCTACCGTCGCCTTTGTTCAGTTGCCCGGTATCCAGCCGGAACGCGGTGGCGGTGAGCCCGGCAATGCGCAAGTCGGGTGTTCGTGCGCGCTGCTCCTCGAAAAATTTGCGATACATGGTGTCATCGTTATGCGAGACCAAATGCGCCTCGTCGATCAGCAGCAGATCGAAATTACCCACCGTGAGAGATCGTTTCCACACACTCTGGATACCCATAAATAAGATGCGCTCGTTCACGTCGCGCCGGCCCATGCCGGCGGAGTAAATTCCGGCCGGCGCCTCGGGCCAGAGCGCGAGCAGTTCGCGATGGTTTTGCGCGATCAGCTCGCGCACGTGCGTGATGATCCCGATTCGCATTCGGGGAAAATCACGCAGGAGCTCCTGGCAGAGCGCGGCAATCACGAGGCTCTTGCCGGAACCCGTGGGCAGCACAATCAGCCCGTTGCCGCCGTTTAGTCCCCAGTATCCGAGGAGCGCATCGACCGCGGCGCGCTGATAATTTCTCAGCTCAAACGACGCCATAAGCGACACCATCGATCCACTCCTTTCCGTCTTTCAGGAGGTAAGTGACCATGTAGAGTTGCCCATCGTGCCGAGCCTCGGCGTTGACCTGCTCGCCGGGGACCAAGCCGGGGAGATAGAGATGCTTGCTGCACCCGGCTTCCTGCTCGGCGCGCGTGCGCAGCATGTTGTGATAGCCGCAATGCCACTTGCCGCCTTCCGTCGCGACCAGGTCGGCCGAGTCGTCCGGGTCGTCCAGGATGGGAGTAGCGGATAAACATGTCCGACAATTTCGCTCGGCAAATTCGCCCTCGTGGCAGACGCCCTTGAAGGCGCACCAACCGCAGATGAAAGCCTCGCGCGCGGAGGGATCGGGATGTAATTTTGGTGGCGGCGTGTATGTCCGCACGATGCGCGCGGCGCGCTCCATGAGGCGCTCGGAAAATACTTTCTCATAACGAACACGCTCGGTATAAATCTGATCGTCGTTTTTGTTGACCGCGACATAGAGCGCGCGCTCGATCTTTAAATGATGCATGTAGAGTTGCATCTGCGCGTAATGCGCGGGCTTGGATTTTTTCACGCCACTTTTGAAAAGCGCCGCATAGGATTTCTCGTTATGGGTCTTGATCTCCAGAACGTGCGCGGTTTTCGGTGCCTCGATCACGCCGCGCACAATGCCATCCACGTGACCGCGGAAGTGCCCGGCGAGCGCGATAATCTCAATTTGCTGACCGTCAACCTCCATGCCGATCGCGCGGAGATCATCGATCACGCGCGCTTCCTCGCGGTGCCCGGTCGCGAACAGCCGTAACTTTCGCCCGCCGAACTCCTCGCCTTTCGTCGCCCAGCGAAATCCGTACCAGAGCGCGCGCTCGCACTCGTGACCAAGTACGGAAGGACCAAGGTAACCGCGCTGCTTCTCGTCTCTTTGATCCTCGTAGTGCTGGTAGATCGCGCTGGTGGTTGTCTTTTTGGGTTCGGGAATTTTGACCATAGCCTTCATCCTCCGCAGAGACGGCCCTGCTGCTGAAAAGAAAGCCCGCGGGGACGCGGGCTCATGGGTTGTTCGTCCGGCTCAAAAGGGAATCTCTTCCCCGTCGTCTTGGGGCGGCACCGCCCGCGGCTGCGCCCACGGTTTGGGCGGACCATTGCGCGGAGGAGGAGGAGGAGGCGGCGCCGGCCGCTGTGGCGGCGATGTCACGGGCCGCGGCGCTGGCGGGGGCGCTGATTGAGTCGGTGGCCGCCCCGGTTGCGGCCCGACGCGGGGGGCTTGCGTCACAGCGCGCCGGGGAGGGGAACCCGCAGGAGCGCCCGGCGCCGTGGCGGGCTGCCGGTAGCGCAGCGTATTTTGCGGCGGGTACTGACCGCTTTTGTCTTTGCGGATGCCGACCTGCGCATAGAAAGGCTTGAAGTGGAGTTCCTCAGAATCTTCCATGTGCGCGATCCCCAGCAGCAGGAGGAGGTCAGCGAGTTGACGCCTCGCAAACCGCACGGCGTCGTCGTTGGGGTTCTCGAGGTTGATCTGGTCCCAGAGTTTACGATTTGCATAAGGACCGTCCAGCACCTCGAGCGTCAACTTGAGAAACGACCCGGTACCGGCCCGCGTCGCGAGCATGTCGCTCTCGATGACCTGGACCAGGTAAGTGCCGACCGGCAGAGTCTCGAAAACACGATCGTCGGCGGGGACGTCGGCCGCGGTGAAACTGAGAATTGCCATGTGTTAGCCTTTCACGGTTTTGGGTTTCGATTTGGATTGCGGGGTGGGCGCGTGCTCTTCAGGCACGTGCTCTTCGGGCGCTTGCTCTTGTGTTGGCGCCGATGTTGGCGCCGGGTCCGACTCCGGTGCCGGCTCCGAGTCCGGCTCCGGCGGCTGATCCGCCGGCGGCGGAAAATACGGCGCCAGCTCTGCGTAGCCCTGACCGCGCGTAAATAAGATTTTATCCGGCAGACGATATCTGTTTTTGGCGACGAACGCCGGCCGCGGGGACGCATAGAGCCAACGATTGCCGCCGCCGTCGGCGCGCGTGCGGGAGCCTTTCTTTTTGTCGTCTTGCTTGATCGTGACGTCTTGATTCAGGAAAAAAATCGCGTCCACCTCGTCCTGAAAGATGCCTATTGCGCGCTTGTGCAGCTTGATGTCGAAACGCGAATAGGACTGTGTCATGGGGTCGTCGATAGTGTTGATCGCGCTATGCGCCACATAGAGAACATTCATGCCGTGGTCGCGGCGCAGACCGTTCAGCCAGTCCAGCAATTCGCGCCAGCAGGCATCGGCCATGACGTAGCCCTTGCCGAAGCCGGGCGCTTCGATCGAGGGCCAATCGTTGAGCTCGCACACTTTGGCCCAGACCATCGGCTCGAGCCGATCGATCGAGTCCAGCACGACGGTCTTGTAGCCGTGCGGCTCGTTGTAGAGTGCCATCACACAATCGATGACCTCGTCGTAGCTTTTGACGTGACCGAAGGTGGTGAGCTCGAGATCCCCCGGCGTGCCGTCCTCGACCTGAATGAAAACAGGGTCCGGCCATTCGCTGGCGAGTGTGGTCTTGCCCATGCCGGGCGGCCCGTAAATCAAAACCCTAGGCGGCGAGAATGCCGTCGTGCGCCGCAAGTCGGCGAGTGTAAGCGCCATGGTATCACCTCTGTGTCAGGAGCCGGATGATTGGGATTTCAGGGCGCCGGGACGGCTCGAGCCCGGCGCAGGCGGGGTCGATAATTGCATAGACGTTGCCGTGGTGTCAACGTGAGCGGTGTCAACGTGAAGCCGCCCCCCGCAGGAGTCCCCAGCCTTCGAGCGTGGCGAGGGCATCGTCGAGGTTGTCTACGTATTCCGCATGGCCGCCGGCCTCGACGATCGAGGCCAAAAATGCCACCTGGTCGGGGTCGGGTGTTTTGCCTGGTGATTTCAATTCGAGCGCGTAAAATTTCCCCTGGTGCAGAAACACCAAGTCGCTGACACCGGCCCGCACGCCGAGGCCGGACATAATTGCGCCGCGGGTGCGGGCGCTTTTGCCGATGCCGTAATAGGCACCCTGCGGCGAATGCCAGTACACCAGCCCGAGCGCGCCGCGCAGGCGTAGATGCTGCACCAGGGGGCGGTGGATTTGTTCCTGTTCGTAGTGTTCTTTTTTCAGTCCCATAGCGCGCGCAGGTCGGGGCGGAGCTCCGCCGGTGATAAGCCGGTGCGCCGGGTCGCCACTTTGAGAAATCTCAAACCAAGCTTGCGGTTACCGCGCTCGATGCGATGCACATAGGAGCGAGAGATGCCGAGGAGACGGCCCAGATCGGCCTTTGACATCTGCGGCTTATGTTGCTTGCGATAGCGGGTGAATGGATGCATACCCGGGAATGTAGCCGTCCGGGCAACATCTTGTAAAGAATATCTTGCAGGGACCCACTTGACGATTGGTTGCCACGTGGGCAACAGTGATGGTCCGCATATCAGGGGGGTAGCCGTTCGCAATGAGCAACCAGCATCGCGACATCCGCGACATCAGCGACATAGAATTGATCATCCTCGAAAGCCTTATCGACAAGCGCGGCATCCAAAACGTGCTTGATGGCATTTCCGCCATTTGCGACGCCAAGCTGCGTCGTCTTGCTGAGACAGAGCAGAACGCTCACGTCGCCAAAGGCTGGGCTGACCTAGGAGACGCGATCGACGCGATCGTGCCTAAAGCCAAGGGGGTATGGTGATGATCGTCTGCCAAGCGACAAAAGGCGCCGCGTCCGCCGGCCATTGGTCGTGGCGCAGCATTGACGGCAAAACCTGCTGGTACGCCGGTCACCATAAGGTGGCAAAATCCCAGCTCACCTGGGAAAAATCAGCCGCCGGCGAGGGCGGGGGTGAGGGCGTGAGCGAGATCGTCGGCGAGCAAAAACACTACACCCGCGCGGAGCTCCAAAACGTCTTGGCCGAAAAACAAGCACCGCCCGCCACGGTGCAGGAGCAATCCCCGCAGGAGCTCACACCGCAACAGGTTATCAATCATGATTTTGCCGCCCTCGCCGGAGGCGCGCGAACCGTCAAAACGGTACTCTATGACAATGTCGCGCGACAGATGAAAGAGCGCCCTGATCTTGTCGCCGTGACCGCGGGCGCGACTGTGCCCTCGCCCTCACCTCTGCCTGAAATCGCGTACCGCAATCCTCTGGAGGTGCCAGTCTTTTTCGTCTGTATCGCGGTGGCAGTGCTGCTGTGGCGCGCGGCTGTTGCGGCCATGGCTGCGGTCTGGAATTTATCATGAAAGGAACGATCTCATGACCCACGACAACCAGGAAACCGGCGCGACGCCACGTAATCGTAATAGCGTGGATGGCGTGGATGGCGTGGATGGCGTGGGGCATCATTCAGCCCCCGACCTGCTGGGGATCGCGGAGGCGAAATTGCGCCAATTTCAGCAGGCGCCGCCGCCTGGCTACGCCGAGTATGCCCGGCTTCGGCCATGGCTGGAAGGGACGCAGCAATTCGACGATCCCAAGAAGTCAGAAGAGACCAAGAAGACCTCAGCGGCGAACGCTCCGACCGAAAGGGTTCTAGCGCATCTCGAGGAGGTTGCCGAGCAAGCCATCCTAGCGCAGTGCGCGGTGATCCGCGAGTTAATCGCGGAGGCGCAATCCCTCGATAACATGCTTATGGCTGACCTCGCGCGCATTCGGGATACACTGCGTGTTGGCATCAGTACCGGCACCCGTGCCGCCAAGCTTGCCCAAAGCATTCGTGACGTCATGAACGAACTGAAAAACAATCACGACGACGTCAAAACGCAGACATGAGGCTCGATATGGCAGGCTCGATATGACCGGAGGCGCCGAGCAGCTTGCAAATGGTATCTCGCTCATTTCGGGCGATTGCCTTGCCGCGCTCCCAGAGTTGGACGCGGACTCGTTTGATGCGTGCGTGACCGACCCGCCTTATCACCTGACCGAATTAAGGCACACAACTAAAAGCCTGGGCCTGCAAATGCAGAATGGGAGGACCGCCGACCAGCGTGCTGCGCGCGCTGGCTTCATGGGTAAAACCTGGGACGGCGGCGATGTCGCGTTCCAGGTCGAGACGTGGCGCGAAGTCTTCCGCGTCCTTAAACCCGGCGCGCATCTGCTCGCCTTCGGCGGCACGCGCACCTATCACCGCATGGCCTGCGCGATCGAGGACGCGGAATTTGAAATACGCGATTGCGTGCAATGGCTCTATGGTTCGGGATTCCCGAAATCGCATGACGTGAGCAAGGCGATTGATAAGGCGGCGGGTGAACAACGCGAACGCATTCGCGGTGTGCGATCTGGCGTTGTGCAGGGTGTGTATGCGCAAGACGCATGGTCGAAAGAATTTAAAGATTCCGTTTTATCATCTGATCCCGTCACCGACGATGCTCGGCAATGGATGGGTTTCGGCACCGCCCTAAAACCCGCCTGCGAACTGATCGTCCTCGCGCGCAAACCATTGAGCGAGGGTACGGTCGCGGCCAACATTCTGAAATGGGGAACGGGCGCGCTGAATATTGATGGATGTCGGGTGGAAAGCGGGCAGGATCACGCCGACAATTGCGCTCGCACATTCCAAAGCGGCATATGGAAGACATCAGGCACAGCCCCAAACGAAATCACGACAGAGGCGCATTCATCCGGCCGCTGGCCCGCCAACGTCATCCACGACGGCAGCGACGAGGTGGTGGCGGCGTTTCCTGATGCCGGCGGCGGATATGGCAAGCGCGGTGGCAACGAGTCTCTGACCAGCTACGGCTTCGCTGGCGGCACAATGGAGACCGTGGGTTATGGTGACTCCGGCTCCGCGGCGCGCTTCTTTAAAAGTTGTCCATTAACAGAAGAGGATTTGCGATGGGCAAAGAGACAGCATGGCGATGCTTCGATTCCAGAAGGAACCGATGGGAACGGCGCTGGCGAGAACCCGAAAGCCGAAAGACTTACAGCCAACTCGAAAACCGATGGATATGGGAGCGCGAGCACGGATCAGTCCCAAATGGATTTGATGTTCATCACATCAACCACGACAGCACAGACAACAGACTCGAAAATCTCAAATTGGTCGAACGATCAGAACACAACGCCTATCATCAACGATTGCGTGAAGCCCATCGAACCGAATCGGACGGAAGCATTAGCCGACAGTGTCAGCGATGTCTCGGATGGAAATCGCTTGATGACTTCTATCCCCGAGACGCAGGAACATTCGGAGGATATTGCAAGCAATGCGCGCGCAACTATCTCGCGGACTGGCGAAAAGAAAACAGAGAACATTGGAACGCCTATCACCGCGAATATCGGCGGCAGCGCAAAACGGTTCTTCTACGGTTCAAAAGCTGACCAAGACTCGCGTTTAGGATCATCTCATCCAACCGTCAAGCCGCTCGACCTGATGCAATACCTTGCGCGACTTGTGACACCGCCCGGTGGGCTGATCCTCGATCCATTTGCCGGAACCGGCACGACGGGCGAGGCCGCGTTCCGCGAAGGCTTCCGCGCCGTCCTGATCGAGCGCGAGAAAGAATATCAGAAGGATATTCGACGGCGGATGAAACTCCTGCTCGCCGGTTCCGATGAACGCGCGCACGCGACAATCAAAGAGAAAATGAAAGACAAGCCGATTGACGCAGGGCCGCTCTTTGATTGGCTCGCTGCTAATTCCGAGGCCGCCGAATGACCACCCTCCGCTACGTCAACCATCACCGCGTGCTCGACTACGCGCGGCTCGGCTGGAGCATCGCCGACACGCTCTCTGACATATGGCACGGGCAGTATTCCATCCTGATGATCTGGCTGTGCCACTGCCCGTGCCTGGAGCCGGTCGTCGAGGGCAAATTGCCAAGCAAAGGAGGTGCTAACACCATGAAGTCAGATTGAGCTGAACCTGAACTCCAAACATCAAGAGGACTGACAAGATGAGGTATTTTCCCGCTTTTGCTGCCTGCCTGCTCGCGAGCCTCGCGACGCCCGCGACCCCCGCCAGCGCCGACACGTTTCACATGGACTCGTTCAGTCAACCGAGCGGTGCGCAGAACGTGAGCATCACTCTCGGAACACTATCCGAGACCGTATCGGTGGGCGAAATCAACCTGCACTCCAACGGCCCGCCCGCGGCCGACCTGCTGGTATGGTGTCTCGACCTGAATGATATTCTGTTCAAGCCGTATACGTTCCAGGTCAACACTTACACGGGTGGGAACCTGCCGGGCCTTCCCAGCGGCGGCCTCCTGGGCGGCCAGATCCGGCAAATCGCCTCACTAATGCTTCGTGGTCTGACACTTGGCGGCCTCGACGCCAACCAGGACGACGCGGCCACGCAGCTCGCGATCTGGAAAGTGGAATACGGCGCGGCTTTGGCTTTTACCGTGAGCGCGGCGTTGCAGGCACGTGTGGATCTCGAGCTCGCGGATAGCACGCCGGGCGGCTCAATCGACTGCCCGGGCTGCTCGCTCACGGTCCTCAGTGACGCCGTGGAGGCGCCCAATCAGGCGCTTGGGTTCGCGGTCGCTGTTCCTGGTCCCATCGTGGGCGCGGGTCTTCCCGGTGTGATCAGCGGAGCATTCGGGCTTCTGATGCTGGGTTGGCGTCGCCGTCGCCAGCAGGCCAACCTTCAAGGTCTGGCGTAACCAACAATAAAAAAAGGGCATGGAGCCATGATGCGCACCCTCTGGCACCGGCTCCATGCCGCTCTCTATGCCGCCCTCCATGCCGCCAATGAATGGATCAACGTACCGATCTGCAAATATCGGCAGTTCGAATTTGTCCGTCTCGACATCGTTCTTTTTGCGCTCGCGCTCTTTAGCATCGGCTATTACGGGTACTTATTTGGGTGGCGCGGAGCATTGCGAGGCGGAGCATCCTTCGCGCTCTTTGTCGTTTTAGCGCGCGCCATGAGAACCTTCATGTTTGTGAACAAATAAACCGAGGGCAGGGACAGTCCATGAAAAATATCTATGAAGTGGAAGTCCGTGCTCAATGTCCCGTCAATCCATCTGACGTTGATTGCTACACCTTTCGCATTGAATCCGATGCCATGATCGAAGTGGAAAAAATATTAGATTTTTTTGCCGACAATGCTGGGCTTAAGCAGCTTTTCCAAGAAGCACTCACGCTGAAATGTGCCGTCAGACTCGGCGCCAGAGTCGTCAGCGTCGGCTGGCATTCCGGTGTCAAAGTCACCTGCGAGGCACCGTAGGTGATTTACTTGTCAGGTATCATCAGGTCAGACTTGAAGCATCCAATGTTGGGCTTCATGAATACGATGAACATGAAAAACACCCTCCCTAATGAGGCCGTTTGGGGCGCCGATAATGGATGCTTTTCCAATCCGGCTTCTTATAGCGACGAAAAATATCTCGATTGGCTGCGCAAGCAACCAATCGATCGTTGCTTGTTTGCCGTTGCCCCCGACGTGTTGGGAAACCATCGCGCGACCATCGCATTGTCGCGGCCGATGCTCCCCCAGTTGCGCGAGCTCGGCTATCGACCTGCCTTCGTTGCGCAAGACGGATGGACCTCGCACGATACTCCATGGGCAGAGTTCGATGTTCTGTTCATTGGCGGAACGGACACATTCAAGCTCGGCCCAGGCGGTAAGGCAGCGCACGAGGCTCTTGCCCGTGGCAAAAGCGTGCATTTTGCCCGCGTCAATTCATACCGGCGCCTGCGCCTTGCGGCAGCTCTCGGCTGCGCTTCTGCCGACGGCACCTTTCTCAAATGGAGTCCTGATGCCAACGTCCCGCGCATGCTGTTATGGCTTGAAAGGCTGACAAAAGAGCCTCTGCTTGTCACTGCAAAGCGATGACCGTCACCGACACTCTTAAATGCAGCAGGAAAGGGAAAATCGAGATGAGCCGGTCAGGGTATTCAGAAGACTGTGAAACATGGGACATGATCCGCTGGCGCGGCGCCGTAAAGAGCGCGATCGAGGGCGCGCGAGGCCAAGCCTTCCTTAAGGAACTGCTGGCCGCGCTGGACGCTATGCCGGAGCACAAATTGATCAAGGGGGAACTTGAGTATGAAGGGAATGTCTGCGCGATAGGCGCCGTTGGCAGGGCGCGTGGCGTCGATATGAGCAACGTTGACGCCGAGGACTGCGACGTGGTCGCGCGAGTATTTGGCATTGCTCCGGCGCTCGCGGCGGAAATCGTATTCGAGAATGATGAGGCCGCAGGCTACTGGCGCAAGGAAGCCCCCGAGGCCCGATGGGCTCGAATGCGGAATTGGGTCGTCGGCCACATTCGCGTCAGCGAAGGCGCAGCGCACTGACATGCCACAGCGCATCCAACGCAAGAGGGCGAAGGGCTGGAAGATGCCCGAAGGCGCTGTGTATGTCGGTCGTCCGTCGAGGGACGGGAACCCCTACACGCCCGGCGACGATCTTTCCTATTATCTCGGTCCTGATGCGAAGTGCGCCACAGCGGAGCAGTGCGTCGAACTTTATCGTTTTGTCATGGAAGCGGCATGTGCCACTGACAGCCAAGCCTATAGGCTCATGCGGGAACGGCTTGGCGGCAAGGATCTTGTGTGCTGGTGCGCGCTAGATCAGCCCTGCCACGCTGATGTCTTAATCGAGCTCAGCAATGCCCAACAAACTTAGGAAAGGGCCAGGGAAATGAGCGGAACCACTATCTTAACCACGGGCGAACGTGACGTTCTCCGGCATGGGTTCCATGGGCCTCGGCCCGGCAGCAATGCGTTCCCGCTTTTAGAGATCCGGGAGTGCGGCGTGAAAATTCCTGGAGAACGGATCGACGCGCTACTGCGCACGAATGTCCTTGTGGCCACCCCGAGAGATGCGCCATACGCCGTCATTAAGGGCGGCAACGCCGGTCCTTACGGCGAGGTTCCAGACGTCGAACTGACGCACAATTATTCCTTGGCTTGAGGACACCATGAGCGAGCGAGCAGGACATCCGGCACCACCCCAGCCCGCCAGCGATGATATTATTGTCCGCGCCCGGCAGACTCAATGTTGCGATCCCATCATAGACGGAGTTCTTGGCTCCTTGATTAAAGAATGCGAAGACCTCCGCTCCCGCATCGCGGCCATGGAATCCCTTATTCGATGATCAGGTTTTCGCCGTTGATACTGATTGCGAGGTCAACGCCTTCGGGGACGTTGAAGGCAACCTTAACGACGGGGGTGATAGGCTCAATAGGGTAGATGACCTCGACAACGTCATCCGTGACGACGCCCAGCGCATTTGCAAGCCCGGGGCTGAGGTCACAAACGCGCCCGGTACTCTCGCCAGGTCCCCAGTCCGCGGGTTGCGCGTAGAACCTTTTCCCCGTGACTGGGAAGCGTACTTCGGCAAAATAGTTGAGGAGGGCTGCCTTTGATTCGTAGGGGGCGTCGTAGTCCCAACGACAAGCGATGTAGAATTTTTCGGGATTAAGACGTCTTGCGAGCCCCGTCGTGCCGGCAGGTTGCTGATCGAGAAAGAGGTCAGGTGCCTGTGAAGTGTCATAGATAAATGCCAATCCCTCGTCTGGCGCGACACCCATATCATCGGGTCCGCCAAACAGCGAACATCTTCCCACAATTCTCATTAATGAAACACCCGGCCGAGACCGCCGAGCAGTTCGCTCGCGATCCAGAAGGCGACCGCGGCCCACCCGAGATGAAACCTGCCGGCCGTGACCATGACGGTCGCAGCGATAACAGCAAAGACGAAAGCGAACACAAGCAAGATCAAACCGACGTTTTGCATGATGTCACCTCCCACTTTCGCTCCCACTTTCGCGCTGCTCGTTCACCTTCGCGATAAAATCGATCAGCGTCAGCGGTGGCACGCCTTCCAGGGCGCGGATGCGATTCTCGTGGTCATAAAGCGCCACGTTCTGCGTGTCCGGATCGGGGACAGCGGGAGGCGGCGGCACGTAAGAATCCGGCACGCCGCCATCGGCGAGCCACTGTTCGTATTCGACGCGGTCGCGGTTGTCAGGATCGTTCGGAATGAACGCCTGATCAGCGTTGCGCAGGACCGTGTCCGTTTCGGTAAGTTGATAGTCAGCCATCTTAAATCAGCCTCGCGCTTGCGGTCCACGTTCCGCCACCAAACCATCCATTCCAATTGCTCAAACCACTCCCCTGAAAGAAAAATTTACTGAGGTCAGTAAAAGTAATTGAGGGTGTGAACACGGTTGGGCTGCCGCCCAGCCAATATTGAAAATTGGTCGGTGTCACGGTTGGCGCAGCCCTTTTGACCGCAGCAAATCTCAGTGTGCCGTAGGCGGTGGTGACTCCACTCGGAATGTTCATGTAAATCATTTCCTGGGTTCCTTTTTCCCAATAGCGCATGCACGTCAAAATCTCCTGATCGGCGGGCCGCATGATGTAAGCGACACGATCAGACGGCGGCGCGTCCGTTCCCGGCAGCATCAGGAAGCCGGCGATGCGGAATTTGTCCAGCGTGTCCGCGACGGCATTGACCTGTCCGGGCGCTGCTAAGTAATTCACCCCATACCACGTATTGGCCGCCGGCGCCGTAAGTGTCGCTCCCGCCGCCTGAGTTAAAGTGACATTCACGCCGACGGTATTATCCTTTGCCCACGTTCCCGCCGTGTCGCCGGGAACCGTGATGGTGTTGAACTGTGAGACATCCGCCACTGCCTGCGTATAGGTCGCGACATAAGTGCGGTTGCTCGCAGCATTTCTGATCGAAACGCTATAGAGCCCCGGGCGATGATGCGCCGACCAAAAACAGATCGTCAGCGGCTTGGCTTGCGCCGTGCCCCAGTTCAGCCGCGCCGTCCGATACCCTTCAACCGGATGCTGAATTGTGGAAGAGTCTGAGGTTCCCATTGAGACCTGCGCAGTTTGCACCTGGTGTAGCAGCATGTTTTGCAGCCCCGCGGCTGGCTGTATGTCTGAGCCTGTAGCCCCGACTGCACCCGCAGAAGTCACGGACGAGCCTGCCCTGAACACCAGCCAGCCATCGCAGGCATAGCCGCCGATGGTAGTTTGAAGCCCGCCAAGTCCTATTTCCTGGCTGATGTCGAATGCGCCGTTGACCTGCATGCCGTTGTAGGCCAGCGCATCGAACGGCGCCGTACCCACGCCGCCGCTTTTGGCCCAGAGTCCCCAGACGCCGGCTTTCTTTTGCCTGATATAGAGCGTGCCGGAGACCGTCAGCGGCGGACCCACAATGCCGTCGTCGAGATCGCGTGCTTCAAGCACAAGGTTATTGTTGGTCACGACGAAATTAGGAGCCGTTGGCAGCGGGTCGGAGCTGTAGCAGATACCAGCAAAGTTATGCCCGTTGACCGGGCCATTCAGGGCGGTCGCGGTGGATGCGAACGATCCCGGCAGAAACGCCATAGTGTTGTAATCCGCGACGATCTGCGTGGATTTCTCGGCGTTGAGACTGGCGAGCGCGCTGTCGCCGCTGGTGCCGCCGGTGCCGCCGGCGCTGATTGGTCTTGGTTGGTTGAGATCGAACTCGATATCGTGGTTCGTGCTGTTATATTTCACGCTCTCGATCGTCGTGTTGGGCACGGTGTCGGGGAAAGGCAGCGTGTAAGTTCCTCCAGCGCGCGGCA